GCTGCCCAGCGAGCTAACCACTGTGACATTGCCACTGGTTGTCAACGCACCGGCAGCAGTCACGGTAAAAGAGTTGGTTGCTGTGGTGACCACAGTGAATGTGCCGTCAACGCCGCCGCCGGATGTGTAGTCCAACGTCAGAGATTGGCCGACGTAGTAGCCGTGCGCAGTGGCGTTGATCGTAACGACAGTGCCGGTTTGGGTGTATGTCGTCGTGAGGCTGGTCAACTCACCTGTTAATCGTGCCTCAATGGTGGCGCGGACGGTGTTGAGGTTTACAGCAGCCATCAGCCTTGCCTCCTGATGCGCTCCCAGTTCTGGTCTACGAAACGCTGCATCTCGCGAGCGGTAAGGTCCACCCATCCTGCCGGTGCTTGCGAGCTGTGGCCTTGGGCCAGTGACTCGGCGTAGGGCAGGTTGTTGTGCACGCTGTAGACATTGCCCAGCTTCTCGAACGTTGGCGTGTAGTTCACGCCCCGAGCCAACGGGGGCGCCGGGTTTGCTGGTGGTGATGTGCGCGTCTTGCTGTTTGGGTCAGACGCCTGCTGCGGCCCAGCATCATAGATACCTGTGGTGTTCTCGCCAATTTGCCAACTGAATCGAAATCGGCCAGTGTCTACCGGGCTGCGCTCTTTGAGCTTGCGATCGGTTGCCAGCACTGTTGCACGCAGCAATTGCTCGACTTGATTTTCGCAATAGCTGCCGATTTCGCCAATGCGGATGGAACGCGTCATGCTCTTAGGATCAGCTCGTAGGTGATCGCGGTGTTGTCCTGCTCGATCGTGGTCACGCGGATGATCTGATGCACCACGCTGCTGATCAGTACCTTATCGACCGTGGTCGGCGCCTGCGCCAAGTCAAATGCAGCGACGATCAGCTTCTTGTCGCCAGCCTGCACCAGTTCATTCACCTCGCGTGCGTTGACCTGATCCAGCACGCCCTGAACCGCTGCATCGCTAGTGGTCTCGGTGATCGCACCTGTCGCGGTGTTGTAGGCGCCAGCAGCCACCGTGCGGATGGTCACAGCACCGCCAAGCTCTGCCATCAGCTTGCTAGCAACCTTCCGCAGCGGCTTGGCTAGGCTCATGCAGCCTCCAGTTGCATCTTGTCGCCGTCTTCGTACAACAGCCGGTCAAGGTCCTCTGTAGCGATGAACTCGAGCACCTGCGTGCCGATCGTTGGCGCCAGCTTCAGCTCACCGTCAAGCCTGATGACGAACGTATCATTGCCGTAGATCTGCAACAGGTCGATGCCTTGCAGGATCTGACCAGTGGCAACATCTAGGCGCGTCATCATCAGCTCCTGGTAACGGTCAGCAGATTGTCGTTGGCGTCGTAGGTCATGGTCAGCGTGGCAACCAGCTTGCCGCCGGATCCGCCGCGGTAGTACTCGACCTCGGTCAGGTTGCCGCTGCCGTCGTAGGTATTGCTGATGTAGTCATGCGTAGGGATCTCAAGCCCTGCGCGCATCACTGCATCACCACCGCCTAGGAAATAGCTCATGACCGTCGGATTGCGATGTTGCCAGGTCCACTAAGTCTAAGCCCTGTCAGGTAACGCTCCATCAACGGCGGCACCTTATCGGCACCCACGGCGCCGTAGCCGTTGCTAGGTGTCACGTCAATGCTGCCGATCTTCACATTCTTGTAGTCTTCCAGCCCGCTCAGCCCCAGCGCGTCGGTGTTGTTGTTCAGGTACACCGCCAGCACGACCTCGGCATATTGCACCTGCACCGGGATCTCATTGTCGTCGAAGTAGTCCGTCGTGATGCGGAACGGAAACCCAACGGCGTAGGTGTTGATGTAGGTGTCAGGCCGCCTCACGCCAGTCCGGGGCCATTGCAGCGCCTGGGTATCGGTGCTGCGTGCGCCTAGGAACCGCTCACGGTCGAGCCGTTGCGTTGCGGTGAACAACGCCCGATTCTTCTGATCCGTCGTTGCAGATGCCCATGCGATGACATCATCGTCTTGGATGAAGCCGTCAACTATCGCCTGCGCTGCTGCCAGGGTCAGGTAGCTGTTTGCGTCGGCCGCGCCTGGCGTGGCCACGATTGCGATTGCCATCGTCAGGTTCCGGTATGTCTAGTTTAGGCTCCGCCATAGAGAAAGAGGCCACCTCCGTAGAGGCAGCCTCCCGTTCACGCAGTCGCCGAAAAGCGAACAGACCCATCAGACGCGCTTAAGCAGCACGGTGATGATCACACCAGCCAGAGCGGTGGTGGTGCCGGTAACGTCCAGAGACAGGCGGTCGCCAGCCTCCAGGATCAGGTTGGCGGTGGTGGTGGTCAGAGCAGGAGTTTGCTCGGTCAGAGCAGTGCCCTTGAAGTCGATTTTGGTGGAACCGAGCAGGTCATCACCAGCAGTGGCAGCCTCGGTGCCTTGGCAACGACGGATCGTGCCAGAAACAGCAGAGCCGTCACTGCCGGCGGTGGTGTGCACTTCACGGATGCTCACCACTTCGCACTTCACCGGAGCGGTGAAGAACTGCACATCAGCCACCGAAGAGGCGATGTAGTGGGTAGCAGTGATGTACTGCTCAGTGGACAGCTCGAACTGGGAAGGTTGTGCCATGGCTAGTTACCTCAGTAGTTAGAAGTACAGGTAGCACGCACGATACCAATGTTTTTGGTCTCGTACACCTTCGTCCAGTTGCCAATCGTCGCCAGTTGTGCCTGGGTGGGATTGACAGTGCCGACAGTCCACTTAGCACCAACCGGGTGGTAGCAGTAGTGCAGGTCGATCGACATGGCATCGCTCTTGGCGAGGATGTCACGATCGGTTTCGGTCTGCATTGCCATCTGCTCACCGCTGGCGATAGCGCCGGCAGTGAAGAAGTACACCGGATAGTTGGTGCTGGTAGGTGCCAGGTCGTCAGAGACGATCACGCGCAGACCCATGTAGGTCGGGACGCTCACCTCGCCGAAGGCAGCAGCAATCGAACCGCCCGACTGTGTGCTGGTGGTGCCACGTGCATCAGTGGTGGCGACATAGTCGATCGCTTTGCGCTCAACCAGGTCGTAGTAGATCGCCGAGTGCATGGCAACGGCGGTCAGCTTGTCGCCTTGATCGCCCAGCTTGGCGCGAACCTTCGCAACAGTGCGAGGGCTCAGGGTGCCCATGCCGGCCGTGTCAACACGCAGATCAGTGAACGCAGGGCTATCGGAACCGGTGAGGCTACCGAAGACACCTTCAAGGCACTTGATCAGGTCCTTCTGCCGCTGGTTGGCGACATAGTCGGCCACCTTGGCGCCGATGGCAGCCATGGGATCAGCGCCAGCAGCCAGGGCTGCCAGGTCGCGGGCTTCCCATGCACGGCCACGGTGCAGGATCACGCCAACTTGTTTGTCAGCGGTGATCTTGCTAGGCGACAGGCTGGTGCTATCAGACAGCACCTCGAAGTCGCCGGACAGGTTGGCCTTCCAAAAAGGGACATTGATGTAGTCTCCACCCTCTGAAGCGTCCAGCTCAGCCATCGGCTGCACCACACCGCTAGCCAGGAAGGCGTCGCGCTGAGTGGTTTGCTCGATGACGTAAGGCGTAAAAACCTCAGGGATGATGATGTCAGAGCGAAGAGTCGCCATGATGAATCACCAGAAATGGTTTACGGTGTGGGCGCAGCCCGTATCACCAGCGCAGCCGGTTAGTTGCAGCTTAGCGGTTAGCGGTTGCCTTCATGCGCTCGTACAAATCACGATCAGTGCGGAATAGCCTTGCCTGCTCAGTCAGGTTGAACGATTCACGGCTGAACGGATTTGACATGCCAGTCGGGATGCTGCTGCTGACACCACCCGACGGCGCGCCACTGCCTTGCGGCTTGGGTTGCTTCTGCATCCATGCCGGCAACGTCTTGGCCCATTCCTGCACTGGTGTGCGCTGGTAGCCATCGACCACGACGACAGTGCCATCGGGATCGCGCTCGATCTGATCGGCGCTCAGCTTGGTCTTGAGCACCATGTCTGGATCGTGCACGATGTCAGCCAATGCCGTCACGGCTGGTGTGACCAGCTCCAGCTCACGCACACGGGCCTCGAGTGACGCAATGCGCTGGTCCTTTTCCGCCGTCGCCTCACGGTACTGCTGCTCCAGAGCCTGTCGCGCCTCTTGATACTTGCCTTGCGACTCAAGCTGCTGCTGTTCATAGTTGCGCTTGAACTCCAGTAGTTCATTGACATCTACGCCATCAGGAACAGCAGGCCCTTTCTTTGCAGCGCGCAGTTCAGCAATCAGTTCTTTGTTCTTGCGTTCTAATGCTTCAACGCTTCGTTGCAAATCCTCAGTTGCCGCAGGCTCCTGGGTTTGTGTTTCATCCGACATGAATAACCCGCAGGGTTAAGTACGCTGCCATCGTATCAGCTAGACTGCAATGGCACGGGAATGGGACACACCAATCCGTGAACCGTGGAATCCGTTGATCAAGGCGTGCCTTAATGCCATCGACCGCCACGAGCACCTGTACCGCAGCACCGGCAACGGCTGGCACGCGGCCAAAGCGCATGAGCTGCGGCGGTATGTGTCAGAGCTGAAGGACTGGATTCACCAACAGGAATCAGTTACCACTTCACCTTGTCCGCCCAGTAGGCCGGGGACATCTTCCCGCGGGCAATGTTACTGGCGTGCCTTGCCTTGAAGGATTCTCTCCTAGCCTTGGCCGCGGCTGATTCGCCTTCACGCGGTGGGCTGCCGCTGACGCCCTGCTGACCGAACCTAATCAGCTTGACGGTCTCACCTTCCTTGGCGAGCACCACATGGGACTTGGTCGGGTGCCCAGGTGTCCGCTTGGGTTTGTTGTAACCCTCGAACTGCTCGCCGCGGTAGGTGATCATTTCTTTGGCTTGCGCTTCTTAGCAGTCTTTGCCGCAGCCTTGAACGCTGCAGCAGTTGGCCTGCCGGCTTCGCCTTTGCGCGCCATGCGCTCGTCACTGCCAGCTTCAATCCGCTCGCGCTTGGCGTGGATGTTGGCGTAAAGGCCAGGCTTCTTTGCCATGATCACTTACCTTTGGGTTTACGGGCCTTGCCGGCTTTGGACAGGGCAATGGCGATGGCTTGCTTTTGCGGCTTGCCGGCCTTCATCTCGGTTTTGATGTTGGCCGAGATGGTCTTCTGGGAGCTACCTTTCTTTAACGGCACCGTACCTAGCGCGCAACTGATCTAAGGTTAGCTCTGACCCATCATCGCGAACGAGCTTCGTGATCGCTGCGCTAGGGCCGTACTTCTCGGACAACTTGTCAAAGTAGGCCACCTTGCCAGCGCCGAGGGCCTTTGCCTTGACCGCCAGCGGCTGCTTGGCTAACCACTCTCCGTAGGTGGTGTCGGCCGGCACCTGCCCACCAGCGCTTGCGCGGGTGCCCTCTGGTGGTGGTGTGAACCCGAGGCCCTCGTAGTCGATCACCGGCACTGTCGTGCTGCGGCAGTTGAAATGCTGCGGCGGTGTCGGGCCCTTGCCGTACTCAAACTGCTTGCCGTCCAGCGCCCGGCATATCGCGCTGGTCCTGGTGTCAAGCGTGGCGACGTAGCGATACTTGCTGGTGATGTCTGGGTTCGCCTCATACACTTGTTGGCTGGCGGTGTTGGCCACCTGGTTGATGCTCGTGCGAACGAGGGCAACCACCTGATTGTCGGCCACGGCTGTGGCTTGCCCGCCTGCGGCTACCAGTTGCCTGACGGTCTTGCCCTCCTCGCCGAACTGCAGGCTACCGATCAGCCGCTTAGCAATGGCTGGCGTTGTCTCGCCAGTCAGCAGCCCCTGCCGGACCACCTGGGAGAACCGCTCGGCCTGATCCACCGCAATGCCCCTGAACGCTTTGCTGATCACCTCGCCATTGGGCAGCGTGATCGTTGCACCCTTGGCCGCGGTGAGGCTGAAGGTGCCAGTGCCAGCCTGCTGCGCTAGGGCCTCTGCGCCATAGACCGACTTGAACAGGTCATCCGATAGCGCGACCACATTCAGTTGCGTCGGATCGGTCGTGACCACGCTCTGTGCAAACTGCGGGCTAATCTCAACGGTGCGCACCGCATCCCGAGCACCAGCAGGCAGCGCACGCCGCAACTGGTCGGTGACAAACTCAGATTGCAACTGCGCGATGCCCTGCAGCTCGGTCGCCGTTAGCTCGGTCGCATCACCTGCCCATGTGCCGAGACTGTCCTTCAGTTGCGCAAGGATCGCCCGCAACCGTGCCGCTTTGACCGGCGCCGCTAACTCATCAATGGTGCGCAGTTGGTTGACAGCGTCGATGATGATGTCGTTGTAGGCATTGATGATGCGCCGCGCAACGCTATTGCTGTAGCGGTTCAGGTCAATTGCGTTGCGGTATAGCGCTTCTGGTGTGCTCATGAAATGATGCCAAGATGCTCGGGTCTGTACTGCGACCTGATGCTGACATTAGCGCCGCGGTTTAATGCACCCTGGACCGCTGCAGCAAAGGCGTCGTAACCGTTCTGGCCGTCTTCCATGATGCGCAGTTCGTCTACCTCATCAGCCTTGCCATCCTTGTACCAGGTCAGACGGACGACAGCCAGGATCTCATCAGGAAGGTTGCATATCGTATAGTCCAGTTCCTGTTTCCTCGGCTTCTTCGGCTCCATCCATATCATTAGATCCACTAGCCAGTCTGTCAGCCGGTCCAGCAGACTGTAGATCAAGGCCCGCATTAGAGGTCGCCTCCAGCTCTTCATCCACATCAAAGTTATCGCCCAGCACGTCGCCTTCGGCTAACTCACGCAGCAAGGTCTCTTGGCTGATGACGCCTGCTACATACAGATCCCGGAGGCTGTTGATGTCTGCGGGCTCAAGGCGTGCGCCGAGGAAGTCGCGGTTGACGTAGCTGCTGCCTGCGGCTGCGGCATTGCCCAAGTAGGTGGCGTGCCACTGCAGGCAGTTGTCGATCATGTCCTGCATGTTCTGCGCGATCACCATCATGGTGCTGTCGCCTTGGCTGCGGTCGATGCGCTTTGCCTCAGCGGTCTCGGCGCTCAGCTTCTGACCCAGCACTGCTGACAGGCCCAACTCGTTGATCTGCATCGCAAGCTGCTCAAGCCTGCGGAACTGCGACTCAAAGCTCTTGCCTGCTGGTTCGATGTACTCGGCACGTCCTTCGGCCGGGAACGCGATCGCCTCGCCCGGTCCTGCTGATACTTCCTCAGCGCTTGACGGGAACCCGTAAAACGCCAGCATCGGCACTGCTGAGATGTGAAGCTGGTTGTCCAGATCGGACTGCACCTGGTAGGTCTTCAGGTTCAGTTCGGCGATGTCCTCCAGCGGCGGCCGCGACTCCATGAACCCATGGCGCTGGGCATAGGCGATCGTGAACGGGATCTCGCTCAGACTGGTGCGGCCCTCATCGACGACGGTGAAGTCACCGTTGTCTTGTTTGCGGTGGATCCGGTACTCGCCAGGCGTTAGCACCCGGATCTGCTCGGCAGCCTTCTCGCCAAACTCGCCATCAGGCACGGTGACCACTTCAGCCAGCCGTAGCTGAGTCAGCACCTGCTTGCCCTCTTGCGTCTCGGTGCGCCAACCAAGGATCTGCCGCGGCGTGTAGGTCACCCAGTAGGGTCTACCCCCAGTAGCAGGTGCATCCACAAGTGTGCCAACGTGGCCATAACGGACCATCTTTCTGGCTGCTTCATAGGTCCAGACGTTGAGGTCATTGCCTTGGAGATCGACATCAAATAGTTGCTCACGGATCACATCGGCAGTGTCATCCAACCGCACGGGCTTACGGGTCAACATGCCAGCCAGCATCCGCTCTAGGCGGATGTAGTACGGCGGGCAGACGCTACGGGCTAGGCGGTTGTCGTAGGACTCATCCTGCTCGCGTGGCTCTTGCGGCAGGTAGCGGCGATGCTTCTTGCGCATCCCGTAGGTGCCCTGCAGCAGATCCTCGATCAGGATCCAATGCGGCTCTTGCGCAAACCAGGTCGTGTTCGGGTCAGAGACCTTGGTGACGGTGCGCTGTGCTAGCGGCCGGTCGTATGCGTTGAAGCCTGTGTACACGACCGCTAGCTAGTGACAATGGTGTCAGTTTACGGCTTCAGTCCCTGATGGCAGGCGGGATGGTTGTGATGGGCTTCGGCGACCTGATCACGGCCCATGCTGACGCCAACGGCGTAGATCATGAACAGAAGGGTCAGGGATGCGATGCGGTTGATCATGGTGTTGGTGGTCATGGTTGGGATGGTAGGAGCCCCGAAGGGCTTAGGCGGGCAAGTGCTGCTGCAGTTGATGAACCCACATCTTGCGCTCATCGAAAGCGCGGATGCTTTGCAGATACCACTCGCGGTCGTTCTCGATCTTGGCCTGCCTGACTTGAGCGGCAAGCTCAACGGCTTCGGCTTCGTACCGAGCGATCAGAGCAGTGAGCTGATCCAGCATCTGAAGCGCAGCCTCTGGGCTGCCGAGTGGAGGACCGTTCGCCTCCGATGACCTAAGTATGGCACCCTATGCCGCCTTGGTCAACCCCCGTTGCACTTGTTAATAAAGCCTCACCCCAGTGCCGCGGCCAGCGCCAGCGTGCAGCGGGTTGAACTCACGCCAGACCAGGTACCCGAGCGCGTCGTTCATGTGGTCGAACCCTGCGTCCTTGTCAGGTTCACCCTTATCGCTGTAGCACTGCAACTCCAGGCACTCGATCACCCGTTTGCAGCGCTCGGCCACCTGCAATCGGACCTGCCCCTTGCCGTTCTCCAACAGCGCCTGTACGGCTGCCACTCGATCACGGACTGGCGGGTTGCTCCGTGGTGACTGGTTTGACATGCCGTAGGACTCAAGGATCTGGATGTCGGTCTGACTCGCGTTGGTGCTGCGGCTGCCGCCGCTCGCGTCTGGGTAGACGTAGATCTGCTGCTGCGGGTGCCGCCTGCGGATCTCTTGGGCTAGGGCATCGGTGTCATGCGCGCCGGCGATCTCGTCGATCACCAGCAGACCGTTGCCAAGCCGTACGGCGATCACCGCGGACATGTTGCCAACGTTGAAGTCCACGCCGATGCGCAGCGGCTCCCTGCTGGTGTTAGGCACGGCGGTGATGACGTGCTTCGCCCGGTCGAATCGGTCATACACCTGCCCAGTGGTCAGGTTGACGAACTCGCCGTCAAGGTACGCCCGGAGCAGGCTCGGGTCGTAGTTGGCCTCCAACCGCTCGATAAAATCCGGCGGCAGGTGCGGATTGTCCGCCGTGCGCATCTTGATTAAATGGCGGTCTGGCCTGGCTTTGGCTTCGTCGCTGCCGAACGTGTTCCACATCCACCGGAACCCCTCGGGTGTCGATGCAGCACCGAACTGCCGGACATTGCCAGATCGCAAACGGCCAAGGATCTTGGGGAATGCCTTGTTGGCAATGCTGGGCGTCACCGTGTCGATCTCATCAGCGAGCACCCATGCAAGGTTCAGGCCGATGATGCGCGACCAGTTCTCAAAGCTGCGGCACAGGATCTTGGTGTCACCGCCCGGCAGGTGCAGCATGTACTCCGGCAGCGGGCTAGCCCTGAACGTGTACGGGATGCCATAGGCATCAAGGAAGTCGTCAAAATCCGACATCCATATGTCCCGCACCAGAGGACCTGTGGGCTCCATCACCGCGCCGATGAATCCTTGATTGGCCGCGGCCAGCATCACCGCTTTGGCGCACAGCGCCCGAGTCTTGCCCGCGCCATAGCCAGCGCTGATACCGATGATCTGCGTTGCGGTGTCATCCACAAACGCAAGCTGCCCAGGGTGCAGGTCGCTGCGGATGCGGGTGATCAGGTCAGCGGTGTCCTCGGGCGTCTGCTGCTGCAAAAACGACAGCAGCGGAACGTCCTCGCAGATGCCTGCCAGCAGGCTCATGACATCTCGAACTGCAAGAGCCGAGCCTGCTTCTCAAGCGCGATCAACGCAGTGTTGAGCTGATCCTTTTCGGATGCCCGGCGTTCGTACTCCAGCGCTCGTGCAATTGCTCCCTCTAGCCACTGGGGGCGAGCCAACTCAGCGTCAAGCGCCAGCAGCTTACGCGCTGCGGCCAAATAATCGCGCACTTGTCTATCACTTACCCCCCACTTTTCGGAACCGTACTGAACGATTTGGTGATGATTCCAGGCGCGCAAAAGCAAACCATAAACCTCATTGACCCGGTTTTGGATCTCGTCTTTGGTGCTTTTGCGCGCCATTGTATTACTCCCGGATTTGAATTGGCATGATGAGGTATGTCTGCTCTGTCATGCTAGTCGGCGTCAACACCACTGGGGTTGTTGCGCTGTTGGCTGACAGTGTAACAGTCTCCGCCGATCGCATGGCCTTCAGTCCATCGAGCAGGTAGTGCACGTTGAACGCCCATGATCCAAAGGCGCTGCCCTCGAAGGTGATCAGCTCCTTGCCGTTGTTGGCATCGGCTTCGGCGGTGATGGTGAGTGCACCACCTTTGGCCGTGAGCTTGACCGCATTGTTGTGCGCCTCAGCGATCAACGCAACGCGCTCTAGGCATCGGGTGAATCGGTGCCGATCCATGGTCATGGCGTGCTCGAAGCTGGTGGGGATCAGCGCTGCCACGTTGGGATAGGTGCCATCGAGGATGCGGCTGTACATGACGATGCCATCACCGGCGTCGATGACCGCCTGCCCCTTGGCTGCAGCCACTGTCACCGTCCGATCCTGCAGCAGCTTCATGGTCGCTGCTGGTAGCACCAGATCAATGCCATCGGGCAGCGCCACGGGGACGCGCATGAGCCGATGGCCGTCGGTGGACTCCATGAACCCAGCGGCAAGGTGAATGCCCTGCAGGATCTGCTTACTGGCATCGGTGCTGACGGCTGCCATGCAGGCACGCACGCCAGCGGTGAGGTCTAGCTCAGCGCCAGGAGCCTCCACAGCGGGCAATGCCGGGTAATCCGCCGCATCCTGCACAGCAAGGCCGTAGGAGCCGCTGGAAGCCGTCACAGCGCCGTCTGACAGCGTCACAGGCTCGCCGTCGTCCATGCGGCTCACAAGGCCAGCCAGCAGCCGGTACGGCAGCGCCACGGTGCCAGATGTGTCTACGGCTGCGGGAACGGTGACCGTGATGCCCAGGTCCAGGTTGAAGCCGGTCACGGTCATGGTGCCGCCGCTGGCAGCTACCAAGCAACAGGACAGGATCGGATGGCTGTTGCTGGTGCTGATGGCCGGCGCAATGGTGCGCAGTGCGTGGCTGAGATCAGCCTGTGTGGTGATGAGTTTCATGATGCAGCTTCGGTGAGGATTGAAACCAGCCGGTTGTAGTCGGCTGCAAATGACGCGACCAGTTCAGCGGGGATGGGCTGCTGATCGTCTTGGGCATTGTCGCGGATCGCAGCAGCATACGCCAGTGCGTGCTCCATGGCGTCATGAAGCCGGTTGATCACGGGCTGCTGCTTGGCTGCGATGTTGATGAGTTCCATGTGAGGGTGAATGCAACAAGCTGCTCAACCAATCGGCGTGGGATGTCACCACGGACACTGGCGAGCGCATCCGACACTAGGCGGTGATAACCAGCAACGGTAAGGCCACCTTTGCAATCCGACACAAGCGCCCGACTGCGGATCAACTCACTGCGGCTGACACCTGCCGCCGCTGCTGCTTGGTCGAGCGCCACCAGGTCCGCAGGCTCAAACCGGACTTTGACTTCTTTCATGCGGGATAAAACACGTAGGCTCTCTGGCCCTTGATCATGATGCGATGACGAGTGTAGCCCATGCCTCGAAGTATTTCTGCAACCTGCATTTCAGACGAGCGATGAATTGGAAGGTTTAATTCGCGCAAAATCATTTCGGTTGTACAGGGTCCGAAGCGGCTGGCGACCTCCTGCACCATTGAAGCTGGCAACGGATGCGCTTGCGGAATTGAGCCAGGGATGTCAGAAGGGCAAACAGCGCGTCTCATTGATTTTTAGCCATTGCCCTACCACCTTACCATAAACCCTACCTTTTCGGAGGTGGGACGGAGGTGGGACGCCGAAGGCGCCAGTGGTAGCAAGGGCGATCCCCACCTCCTATAGGTACCCCACCTACATAGACAAATAAAGGAAAGGAAGGGGAAGGAATAGGCGCGTAGGGAAGTTTCAGACCGAGGTGGGACGCGAGTCAGGTGGGGTACCTGCCCCAGATCCGTTGCAGCGCAGTGGATCTGAGCAATCCATAGGTGGGGTACCCGTCCTACCTAGGTGGGGTACTAGCGGCGGTACACGTAGGCCCTGGTTGACCCTTTGCCGCTGCGGTACCGCTTGAACCCAAGCCGCTTGAGCACGTCCGCAACCTGCATCTGGTCCGCCTTGGTCTGCCGTTCTACGGGCTTCTTGATGGCCTCAGTGAGCAACCTTTCAGTGGTCAAATCAATCTCGCCATGTCTACGCAACCAGTCTTCAATTTCTGCCTGCCAAGGGTTATCAACGACGTAGGATTCATTCTCCTCGGCAAGCTGCCGTTCATGCTCGGCAGGCAAGCGACTAGTCTCACCTGCACGGTATGCAGCAACAGCGGCAGACCATATTGCATCGCGTTCTAGCAATAGCGTTGCGGTGTCAATCTGATCCGATTGCGTCTTAGTTGTAGGGATCACCCAGAAGCGACGGTTGCCAGTTTCGTCCACCAAAAAACCAGTGGTGCGGTTAGTGGTGCCGACGATGATGCCGCGCCTTGGGAATGCCTCAGTGGCCTTGCCATATGGCACGCGGAACATATCAACCGCCTGCGATAGGAACGCCTTGACCTGCCCTGCGTGTTTGCGATTGGTTACATGGTCCAGTTCTGCCCACTCCATAATCCATGATCGATGCAGCACCATGAGATCGTCTTTGGTGCTGATGTCACCAAGGGCATCACTGAAGAAGTCGTGGCCAAGGCACGCCCAGAACGATGACTTGTAGGCGCCCTGGTCACCCATGATCACGCAGGCCGAGTCGTGCTTGCAGCCAGGGTTGTAGGCACGGGCAACAGCGCCGATCAGCGTGCGCTTGAGCATCTCGTCGTAGATGGTGCCAGGTGTGTCACCGGGTCGCAGGTAGGCGGTTGACAGGGCCTCGATGCAGGCAGGTGCCACAGTGGCTGCGACGCGATCGAGGTACTCGACAACCGGGTCATACGGCGACTCGTTGGCCACCTGCACAATGCAGTCCAGGGCGACCTCCTTGGATACCTTGTATCCCATCTCGGCCAGCGTGAGGTAAAAGCGCTCGGCGCCTTCGATGGGTGCGCCATCTACCTCGATCCGTTGGGTGAACGTGTTGTAGCGGTAGGCGCTGTCACCATGGCGCAACAGGTTGAGCAGCTCTGCAGCATTCATCGGCTGGAGCTGCGGATTCACCGCTGACGGCGGTTGCTTGCTTGCAGGGCGCTGCCTTTGCACTGGCTCCTGCTGCTGCCGGCCACGCCAACCGTCCTGCTTGGCTAGCTGGCCAAGGGTGCCAAGGGTGATGCCACCGCCGGACTTGAACCCGCGCCACTTGTGCTCGCAGTCACCCGGCTTGAACTTGGAGGACTGCGACGACCAGTTGATCCAATCCGCCAGCAGGGCATCATCGACGCTATGGAGCGCCATGCCCACCTCAAGCCACTGGTCATAGTCATCAGCGCGGCTGGGCTGCAACACCTCGAGGAACGACCGAGCGCGTGCCGTGTCATCACTGCCGCCACTGACCAGCGGCAATGGCGTCTGCACCGGTTGCCGCAGCATTCGGGCTATCAGGTCTGCCGGTGCTTCGGCAATGTTTACATCTGTTGGCGATCGCCCTGGCACCCAGCTATAGCCACTGGTCAACGGGTGTGCGCCTGCAACGATGGACTGGCAGCCATCCCAGCGCAGTTCTACCTGCTCAGGCTTGCCTTCGGCATCGGTGACGCCGGTTTTGTATTTGCGGGTGCGGATGTCTGACCAGTAGTGCTCAGGCACCTGGTAGATGATCTGAAACCGCCCGTCGCGACCGGAGGTTACGGTCCATGACGGCGGCAACGAGCTGACCGGGATGCCCCAGTCGTCAAACAACCGCGATGCGGATTTGCCGTCATGGTCCACGAACAGCAAGCCACCACTAGGCGTGCCGCAGCAAACGCCGATCGCCTTGGCGCGACCGGACTGGAGTTCCTTGCCGAGCTGGATGCGGGTGATGAAGTTCTTCTGCCAGTTGTCCATGTACGGCCGTTTCTGGCCGTCAACTGCCACGTAGGACCAGTGGCGTGGCAGCGCTGCTAGCTGCCCGAGTAGGTCACTGGTCATGGCTCACGCCGCCCAGTTGCGGGCAGCAGCCCACGGCCATGCAGCTCCATGGACTGCTGCAGCAGCAACCTAATGGCGGTGCCACGGGACATGCGGTCACCACGCCAAGCATCCAGCCATTGCAACTGGTCTTGGCTGAGGCGCACTGGTGTTGGATGGGCTAATCGCATCTGCGGCGGCTGAGTGCTTGCACACTGTAGCCGGGGCTGCTACGCTTGCAAGGCCACACGGCAGCTATGACCTACAAAGACTTCCTAGCCTCCAAATCCACCGCGTGCCCTGCTGCTGGCTTTGATCCGCAGCGGTTCACCGCGCCGCTGTTCCCATTCCAGCGGGACATCGTGACCATGGCCTGCCGCGTTGGCAGGTTCTGCATCTGGGCCGACTGCGGCATGGGCAAGACCGCCATGCAGCTTGAGTGGGCGCATCAAGTGCACCAGCACACTGGCGGCAACGTGCTGGTGTTGGCGCCATTGGCAGTGGCGCATCAGACCGTGCGCGAGGGCAGCAAGTTCGGCATTCCATGCGCGTTTGCTGCAACGCAAGGCGATGTCAGGCCCGGCATCACGGTGACCAACTACGAGAAGCTGAGCCACTTTGATCCGGGCAGCTTTGCTGGTGTGGTGCTCGACGAGAGCAGCATCCTCAAGGCGTACACCGGCAAGATCCGCAATCAGATCATCGAGTCATTCGCGCAGACGCCATTCCGACTGGCTTGCTCGGCCACGCCGGCACCCAACGACCACATGGAGTTGGGCAACCATGCCGAGTTCATCGGCGTGATGACCAGGACCGAGATGCTGGCCATGTTCTTCGTCCACGATGGCGGCGACACCAGCAAGTGGCGGCTTAAGGGTCACGCCAAAGACAAGTTCTGGGAGTGGGTCTGCAGTTGGGCGGTCACCATTCGCAAGCCGTCAGATCTGGGTTACGACGACGGCAGTTTCATACTGCCCGAGCTGCGGATCCAGGACTGCACGGTTGAGACGCCACGAGAGGCGATGCCTGATGAGTCCGGCCAGATGGCGCTGTTCGCCATGGAAGCCCGCACGCTCAGCGATCAGCGACATGTGCGCAAGGCATCGCTGCAAATGCGCGTGGATGCCGCAGCAGCACTGGCCAATGGCGACAACGACCAATGGCTGATCTGGTGTGACCTCAACGACGAGTCCAGAGCGCTGACTGCTGCCATCAATGGTGCGGTTGAGGTGTCAGGCAGCGACAGCGACGACCACAAGCGCCGTGCTGCGATCGACTTTCAGGATGGCAAGATCCGCGTTCTGGTCAGTAAGCCGAGCATCTTTGGCTTTGGCCTCAACTTCCAAGGCTGCCATAACGTCGCCTTCGTTGGTCTGTCGCACAGCTACGAAGCGTTCTATCAAGCGATCCGCCGATGCTGGCGATTTGGGCAGCAGCAGCCCGTCAACGCTCACATCATCTACGACGTAGCCGAGGGCCGCGTGATCGAGAACATCCGCCGCAAGGAAGCGGACAGCATCGCAATGGCTGAGTCAATGGTCACCATCATGAAGCAAACCACCATGGAACAACTAAAAAAGATCCAGCGTCAAGTAGCGCCGCACATCACCGAGCGCCAGTCAGGCGACAACTGGGATCTGTATATGGGCGACTGTGTTGAGAGCATCAAGCAGATCGACTCAGACAGTATTCATTACAGCATCTTCAGTCCGCCGTTCGCGTCGCTGTACACCTACTCCAACAGCGACCGCGACATGGGCAACAGCCGCAATGACCAGGAGTTCTTTGATCACTTCGTCTACCTAGCGCATGAGTTGCATCGGGTGATGATGCCCGGCAGGCTGATCAGCTTCCACTGCATGAATCTGCCCAGCAGCAAAGAACGCGACGGGTTCATCGGTGTGAAGGACTTCCGCGGCGACATGCTGCGCATCTTCCAAGCGGCTGGCTTTGTGTTCCACTCAGAGGTCTGCATCTGGAAGGACCCGGTCACCGCAATGCAGCGCACCAAGGCGATCGGGCTGCTGCATAAGCAGGTGCGCAAGGACTCGGCTCTTAGCCGTCAAGGCATCCCTGACTATCTGGTCACGGTGCGCAAGCTGGGCGACAACCCAGAGCCGTGCGCTGGTCCGTTCACTGAGTTTGCCGGCGAGAATCCACCAGCCAAGAGCGGCGACGCGATCAAGGACAGCATCAACATCTGGCAGCGGTATGCCAGCCCGGTATGGATGGACATCAACCCATCAGACACGTTGCAGTATCGCAGCGCCCGTGCCAATGAGGACGAGCGGCACATCTGCCCGCTGCAACTTGAGGTGATCCGCCGCGGCCTACAACTATGGAGCAACCCAGGCGATCTGGTGCTCAGCCCATTTGCCGGCATCGGCAGCGAGGGCTATGTCAGCCTGCAGATGGGTCGTCGGTTCGTTGGCTTCGAGCTGAAGCCCACTTACTTCAACTGCGCTGTCAAGAACCTACAGGCCGTCGAGTCGCATAAGCAGGGGGAACTGGTTTGACCATCTCGAACAACTGCGCTAGGCGCTCGACAAAGGTAGCCGGTTGCGCTACCGTATGCAAGCAAGGCGGGTTTAGGTGTGCATAGCGCCACGGCGCTGTTTACGAACGCACCCGCCACACATCACACACCACATGGAACAGATCAGTTTCCTGCCCGAACCGGAACCCACGCCCGAACCTGAGCCGATCCATATCGGCCAGCGCGTTTGGGGCTGTGATTACGGGTCTGGCTACTTCCATCTGCACTGCGACGGCAATTACCGCAAGGTGATGCCAGAACAATTTGCAGCGCTTTCATTTGCTTCGGCTGGGGATGTCGTCGTGATCGAAAACGCCCACATGCAGCCAAAGGCAAGAAGCCTTGCGCAGGTGTTTACCTATGACGAGCTGGTAGCTATTAAGACTGAGGCTGAACGCCGCGACATCACAATTCGCCTTTGGTTTCACTCGCAGACGCCTAAGTGGCGCGCCATGCTCAAGATGGGCGATAAGTCGGACGAGATTGACGCTAAAACCATTTACAGCATCATTCAGCATCGCGGGCTAGACGGCCTCCAACATTTCAATCCACGCAGTAGCTACCCGCCGCGGATCGAATGGGCGCACGACCAAATCAAAGACATGAATCTATGGCTAAACAATGCCAGAATGGACTACGGCGCTAAAAATTGCGCGGCATTTCATCTTTATTTTGACAAAGCAAGGCCGGCAATTCAAACCATGCTCTTGCGCGATCAAGCGAATAAAAAAATATCCATTGATTTATACAAAGACTGTACTAAGTGGTGGATTGCGCCTGGCCACTGGGCTCCAAGTGAGCATAAAAACGGCTTAAGCCTTTGGGCTGCATTTGTTGCTAGTGATGGCACAACGCGTAAATGCAAGGGCCAAATCCCAGGCGTCAAGTTTGTGATGCAAGAATTGTTGCGCCAGCGACCTAATCATTTTATGGGTGGCGTTGCGCGATCAAACATCATGCACCACAGCTTTAAAAATGAAGCGATCGCGCATGTGAAGACTAGAAAAAAGAAAACAAAGGAAGATGATAAAACTATTTTGCCGTTGCACGAATACGACCAACAGCAAATGAAAATGTTCCTTGCACTTAGACGCCGCTACCGCAAAGCTATGACGACAACACTCCATGCAATGAGGCAATACCTGATTGAGCGTGATGTTGTTTAGCATGGCATACCGCATTGCGGTATTTAAGCCAACATAACATTGCGCTCACACTCTTGCTGCGGTTGTTTAGGCCGTCATACCGCAATGCGGTATTTAGCCCGGCATAACCGCAGCACTCCATCCAGATCCCATCCATGCAACTCCGCCCCTACCAACAACAACTCATCACCGACATCCGCCTGCAGTACCAGCTAGGGCACCACAGAGTCCTAGCAGTACTGCCCACTGGTGGCGGCAAGACGGTGTGCTTCAGCTACATCGCCCAATCTGCCGCACGCAAGGGCAACCGCGTCTGCATCTTGGTGCATAGGGCTGAGCTGCTGGACCAGGCCAGTCGCAGTCTCACGGCTATGGGCGTGCCGCATGGCCGCATTGCGGCGGGACGCAGCATGGACCTGAGTCATGCTGTGCAGGTGGCCTCGGTCCAGACCGTGGCCCGCAGGCTGCACAAGCTGCCGGCTGGGTTCTTTCAGCTTCTGGTGGTGGATGAGGCGCATCACACCAATGCCGGCCAGTGGGCAACGGTGCTGCAGCATTTCCAACAAGCGCATGTCCTAGGAGTGACCGCCACGCCATGCCGCGGTGACGGCCGCGGCCTTGGTGACCACTATCAGGCCATGGTGCTCGGCCCCAGCGCTGCATGGTTGACCGATAACGGCTACCTTGCCAGCGCTCGTGTCTTGGCACCGCCGGGGTTCGACAGCACCGGCCTGCGCAAGCGCATGGGCGACTTCGACACCAAAGACGCCGAGCAGCGCGTTGGCACCATCATGGGTGACTGCTGCAGCCACTATCGCAAGCACCTGGCAGGGCAGACAGCGATCGCGTTCTGCTGCAGCGTGGCCCATGCCGAGGCAGTGGCCGCTCTGTTCCTGTCGCAAGGCATACCAGCCGCCAGCATTGACGGCACCATGAGCAATGATTGCAGGCGAGATCTGTTGCAAGCACTGGGGACTGGCCGCATTAAGGTGCTGACCAGTTGCAGCCTCATCGGTGAGGGCGTAGACGTGCCTAGCGTCGGCGGGTGCATCCTGCTGCGGCCAACGCAGTCAGTCGGCCTGCACTTGCAGATGATCGGTCGTTGCCTGAGACCGTCACCGGGCAAGCCTGCTGCTGTGGTGCTGGACCACGTCGGCAACACGCTACGGCTGGGCCATCACCTCGAGGACCGCGACTGGAGCCTCGACGGCGTCAAGAAGCGCGACGCCGACCGTGCGCCATCGGTGAAGGTGTGCCCGGTGTGCTTTGCCACCAGCATGAGCGCCACGCAGGTGTGCCCTGACTGCGGCCATGTGTTCGCCCCGCAAGAGACCAGGGTGCTGAAGGTGGTCGAGGGCGAGTTGCAGGAGCTGACCACACGCGAACGCAAACGCGAGCAAGGCAGTGCACAGTCCTTGGAGGACCTCCGTCAACTGGCGCAGCAACGTGGCTACAAACGCGGCTGGGCAGAGCGGGTCTATCAGGCTAGGTTGGCCAAACGGCATGGGTTATGAGAGTCCTCGTCGCCTGCGAGTACAGCGCCCGCGTTCGCGATGCGTTTCGCAGCCATGGACACGACGCATGGAGCTGCGATCTGCTGGATTGCGAGGCCGATCCCCGCTGGCACTATCAAGCGCCGGTCGAGGAGGTGCTGACCCGCGGCTGGGACCTGATGATCGCTCACCCGCCATGCACCCATCTGGCTGTGTCTGGCAGCAGGCACTTTCATCGCAAGCAGCGCGAGCAGGCCGAGGCGCTCGATTTCGTGCGGCTGCTAATGGATGCGCCGATACCCCGCTGGTGCATTGAGAACCCAGTCAGCATCATTAGCAGTGCTATCAAGCCACCAACCCAGACCATCCAGCCGTGGCAGTTTGGGCATGGCGAGACAAAGGCAACATGCCTATGGCTCAAGAACCTGCCGCGCTTGAAGCCAACGCAGGTGGTTACCGGTCGTGAGACACGCGTGCATCTGATGCCACCCGGTCCCGACCGCTGGAAAGAGCGCAGCCGCACCTATCAAGGCATAGCCGACGCTATGGCTGAGCAGTGGGGAGTCGCTACCCTGCCGCCAGTTGTTGAACAGCTTTGTCTGAGCAGCGTATTCAGCAAGAAATAAGACTTGCCATCAGCCACGGCGATACCAAAGTCTTCCGCAACAACACCGGCACCCTGCGCGACCAGCATGGCCGCCCGGTGCAGTTCGGTCTATGCAAGGGCAGCGCTGACCTGATCGGCTGGCGGACGGTCACGGTGACGCCTGAGATGGTCGGCCAGCGCATCGCCGTGTTCCTCAGCATCGAGGTCAAGACGCCAACCGGCAGGCCGAGGCCCGAGCAGCAGCAGTGGCTAGATGTGGTGCAGGCAGCCGGCGGCATTGCTGGCGTGGCGCGCAGCGTCGAGGACGCGTTACGCATTGTGACTGAGCACGCTTGACCACGGCGGCACATGGTGTAGGATGTGGGGGTCCCAAACGGATTCCACCCATGACTACCTGTCCCTTCAAGCAGCACAACGACTACAAAATCAACTGGCAAGCTGCCAAGATGCCTGCACCGAAGCAGCTTGCTGAGCCTAAGGCACCTGCAACTGACGACGATCTTGTCGCCGTCAAGTACGAGGCCTGAATCCAATGACAACCACACTGACCCTAATCCTCGTCCTGCTGCTGCTGCCGTTGCTGGTGCTGCTATGGGCGACGGAATCAACCGAGCAGCGCGCTAAGCGGCTGCGTGGCTACGGCTGGTCGCAGCGGCGCATTGCCGAGCATCTCGGCATCACCCGCTACCGCGTCCGCGTAGCACTGGCATGAGAAAACAGGGCGGCCCATCACCGCCCTTCGATCCTCACAACATTATTCTACTTATGACAGCGACCATCTCAAACGAGCAGTACCACTCCGATCCAGCCGTCAGCGCCAGCCACCTGAAGGCGGTAATGCAATCGCCTTACCACTACTGGAGCCGATACGTTGACCCCAACCGCAGCCCGGTTGAACCGACTGCTGCGATGAAGCTGGGCAGCCTAGCCCACTGCGCCATCCTCGAACCCGACGAGCTGCTGAACCGCTACGGCATTTGCGCGCCGCGCAACACCAAAGCCGGCAAGGAGCAGGCTGCGGCCATGGAAGCCGAAGGCATCGAAGTGGTCACCAGCAGCGACATGGCACTGGCCATGGGCATGAGCGCTGCAGTGCAGGCGCACACTGCAGCAGCAGCACTGCTGGCTGACGGCAAGGCCGAGCAGTCCTTCTGGTGGGATGACCTGCCCACCGGGATGCGCTGCAAGTGCCGCCCTGACTGGTACTACGGCAGCACTGTGGTGGACATCAAGACCACCACCGACGCCAGCCCGCAGGCGTTTGCCCGTAGCGTTGCCACCTTCGGCTACCACATCCAGGCTGCGCATTACCTCGCTGGCCTGCATGGTGCCGAGCGGTTCGTGTTCGTCGCAGTCGAGAAGACTTACCCGCACGCCGTTGCGGTGTACGAGCTGGACAGCGAAGCCCTTGCCTTAGGGCGGACCATGCGGGACAATGGCATGGACGTGATCGCCGGATGCCATGCCGCAGGTGTGTGGCCCGGCTACGGCGACACGTTCATCCAGACCATCAGCCTGCCTAGGTGGGCGACAAATCCCATTCAAACTGAGACCTTCTGATGTCAACAGCAATCACCACCTGGACCCCTGACCAAGTCCAACTGATCAGCAGCACCATTGCACCGGGCTGCACCAATGACGAGCTGCGCCTGTTTGCGTATGCCTGCCAGCGCACTGGGCTGGATCCGTTTAGCAAGCAGATCTACGCCATCAAGCGTGGCGGCAAGCTGACCATCCAAGCCGGCATTGACGGCCTCCGCGCCATTGCCGAGCGCACTGGCCAACTGGATGGATCCGAGACCTACTGGTGTGGCGAGGAAGGCGACTGGCGTGATGTATGGCTGTCATCCAAGCCACCTGCCGCGGCCAAGACGATCGTGCACCGTAAGGGCAGCAACCATGCCTTTGTTGGAGTCGCCCGCTTTGCGGACTACAACGCTGGCCAGGGGCTGTGGTCCAAGATGCCTGCCGCGATGATCGCCAAGTGCTCCGAGGCCCTCGCGTTGCGCCGGGCCTTTCCCGCCAATCTCTCAGGCGTGTACAGCACCGATGAGATGGACCAGTCTGAGCCTGTCACCGTTACCACCGATAGCGCTCCTGCATTGCCTGCGCGTAAAGACACCAGCAAGTTCTTCACTGCCGGCGCTGCTGCCATCGCCAAGGCCAAGAGCCTGCAGGACCTTGAGGACCTGCAGCCGCGCATGGCAAAGCGGCTGGAGGATGGCGACTTGACGCAAGAGCAGCATGACAAGCTGCTGCAGCAAATGCTTGAGAAGGAGGCTGATCTTGTATCTGACGACTGAACAGCTAGCAGCACGCTGGGGTTTGAAGCCAAGCAGCATCAAATCCCAACGGCTGCGAGGCCAGGGGCCGGCTTACTACACGGTCCCACGGTTCGGCTTGCCGCTAGGCGAGTCACGGGTCAGGTATCCCATAGCGGACGTCCTGGCCTTTGAAGAGTCCAATTCCATTACCCCTGTCAACCCATGAGCCTTTATGCTTCCGGCGTCGTTCGTATTATTAGCGAACCGCAGATTAAGTTTTTTGATTCTGGTACTTGTGTTTGCAACTTCGGTGGTGGCATCAGCGAAGGCAAAGATAAGGACGGCAATTACATCAACAACGCCATCGACGTAGAAGTCTGGGGCAAAGGCGGTCAGATGATCGCTGACAACTGCAAGAAAGGCGACAGCATCATGGTGACCGGTGCTATTCGCCGCCAAGACTGGAATGACAAGGACACCGGCACCAAGCGCAGCAAGCATGTGCTGAACGTGCAGCGGTTCGAGTACCTGCCGCGTGCCAAGTCAGAAGAGGCTGCGTTCTGATGACTGACATCAAGCAGGACAACGAGCGCCAGGAGCTGCTTGAGCACTTATACCACGAGGACGGCCGGGATAATCCCGACCATCCAATGCACTCACTCTACACGGGGCTTTATGAACAGCACATCAATCAAAGCAGCCTTTGACGCATGGTGGCGTGACAGTTATGGGGTGCCTCCGGGCACCCATGCCGTCATGACCCACGTCGCCTTCGCTGAGCACATCCTCAAGCTGGTCGAGCTGATGGAGGAGGAGTCCGACCGTGACTGACCTCTCCCCCGCCGCGCAGGCGGTGATTACGGCCAGCAACTGCGCTGGATCTCGGATCGTGCAATTGCACATCGCCGCCGCCCTACGAGCTACTGCGGATCAGGTATTAGCCGTCCAATGGCAAGGGCGAATAGAACCCGATGCAGCGCACAGTCTCGGTATCAACTGGACCCGTGACGCGTTGCACAGCATCGCCGCCGAGCTGGAGGGCCAATGATCCGGCTTGCATTGCTGCTGCTGCTCCAAGCGCCCGCCATGGCACAGCCCAGCAGATCCGTCACTGCCACGGTCTACGACGGCTGGTACCACGGCCGCGTCACCTACTGCGGCCAGACGTACCAGCACTGGGGCGTTAGCGCCGCGCACCCATGGCTGAGCTGCGGCACCCGTGTCCGCATCAGCCATCAAGGTCGCACGCTGGTTGTGCCAGTGACCGATCGCTGCGACTGCAGCAGCATCGACCTCAGTGCTGGCGCTGCACACCGCTTAGGCGTGCCGCTTGACGGCATCGCAACCGTTCGCATCTCACACCAATGAACGACCCAGTCAACCACCCATCGCATTACACGCAAGGTGGCATCGAGTGCATCGAAGCCATCCAGGCAGCATTGACGCTAGAAGAGTTTAAAGGCTACTGCAAAGGCAACGTGCTCAAATATGTCTGGCGTGAGCAACACAAAGGCGGCAATGAGTCACTGCGCAAAGCCAATTGGTACATGCAATGGCTGGTCAAGTAAACAAAGGCCGCAACTTTACGGTCAACATCCGCATGAGCCGTGAAGAGATCGAAGCTGCTCGCAAATTAGGCGACGGCAACATTAGTATGGGCTTCCGTCATGCCATCCGGTATGCCTGCTGGAAGAACATGCGCCCGATTAAGCTCAGCACCATGCTGCGCAGTGCGGCCGTCATGGCACAGGATCTAGAAGATGCCCGCGATTCAAGTTCAATGCCCTAGCTGCACCTCTAGGCAGACATATATCGTCATGACCAATCAACTTGACGATGGCACTATCGTTAGGCGTCGCCACTGCAGAGCCTGCGATCATCGGTGGTACACGCAGCAACCAGCCGAAGTGCAGGTGCCGCGCTGCCTATTGCAGTGGTCCAATAAAAAGTACATCATCGCTATCCGCAACAATGATCCTCTGTGACACCGAGATCCACGACCTGATTCAGCAGGGCATGGTGCAGCATCACCAGCAAGAGCTGATCAACCCTGCCAGCTTGGACCTGCGACTTGGCAATCTGATCATGCTTGAATCGGTGGAGTCGCACCAGATGATTCCACTGTCGATCAAGGACTACACCGCTGAGCATCCGTATCAGTTGGTGCCAGGACAGTTCATCCTTGCGCAGACCATCGAGACGTTCGTCATGCCGGAGGATGTCGCCGGGTTGTTCTTCCTAAAGTCAAGCCGCGCACGCGAGGGCTATGAGAACCTGCACGCCGGCTATGCCGATCCAGGCTGGCATGGCAGCGCGCTAACGCTTGAGCTGAAGAATGCCCGGCAGTTGCAGTCGCTGCCGATCTACCCAGGGTTGAAGATCGGGCAAATGGTATTCTTCCGCATGAGCCAACGCCCGGCACTGAGCTACGCGCTGACTGGCAGCTACAACAACGACCAGCTAGTCGCGGCCTCTAAGCAGTTCAGCAGCCGCAGCCAGATGCCACGGTTCAACGCTGCATGAGCGCATCGCCTCAGCGATTAACCACTTGATCTGCGATCGCTGGCTGGCCTCTTGCTCAGCCAGCAACAGCGCATACTCCAGCAATGCGTTGTAGTCCTTTACTGCATGTAGCTCGCGCAACATTTGGGCATTGGCTGCGCCGTGAAATTGTGCTTCCATTGTGTGAACTAACGGATTCATCATGTCTGACAGCATCAAGGACTATCTCAACAGTATCGCCAAGTATCCGCTATTGACACCGCAGCAAGAGATACAACTCGGGAGGCGCGTGCAACGGCTGCGTGAACTGCAATCACTGGATCGCCCGCTGACCAATGCCGAACAGCGTGAAAAGCGCAGCGGCGAACGCGCCCGCCAGCGGTTCATCCAGTGCAACTTGCAACTGGTCGTGCATGTCGCCCGCAGGTACGACAAGCGCAACAACAAGACCATGGAGCTACTCGACCTGATCCAAGAAGGCAACATCGGCCTGGCGCGTGCTGTTGAGCTGTTTGACCCAAGCCGCGGCTATAAGTTCTCGACCTACGCCTACTGGTGGATCCGCCAAGGCATCACGCGCGCACTGATCAGCAGCGATGCCATCATCCGGCTGCCAATTGGTGTGCACGAGACGATGTACAAGATCAATCGCACGATCCAGGATCTCAGCCATCAGCTCGGTTACCAGCCGAGCATCACCAGAGTGGCAGAAGAGATCGACATGGACCCCGGCGAGTTGTCCAATTTGCTCCGGCAAACCTATACCGTTACCAGCATCGACCAGCAAGTCAACAACTCAGAAGGCCACAGCATTGTTGACACCATTGCTGATCCCAACGTAGTTGACAATGACATCAGCCAAGATGTGCAGATCATGCTGCGTTACGTTGACCAGTACCTAGACGATAGAACCAAAGCAGTTATTGAAGCGCGGTCGTGTTATCCAGCCGTCACATGGGCGCAACTTGAGCGTGAGTATGGCATTTCGAAGACTGCTCTGTACGACATCTATAAGCGCGGCGTCGGTCGCATCCGTATGCTGATGAGCAACCCTCTGACGGACACGCCCCTTGGAACCAACGATCAAGCGTCACGGTGACATGTGGCGCGTCTGTATCAACGGCATGTGCCGTGATCATGCGCAAGACTGGCAGGCGCTTATCTTCTATCATCAGATGTTGAATCAATCAACCAATCCTGAATCTTTAATACGCGATCAACAGTCCATGAGTCCTGACGGCTGAACCACTCGCGCCATTCCTCGCTGCCTTTCCTGCGATTGCAATTGCGGCACGCTGGCACCAGATTGGTTGTAACTGTAGCGCCGCCTTTATGGCGTGGCTTGACATGGTCCAAGGTGTCGGCTAACGCGCTGCAGTATGCGCACTGATGGCCCCATGCCTCAAAGATCTGCTGCCTGAATTGATGCTTTGCACTGCGCTTAGAAACGAGATTCGAGCCATCAATCGAGTGATCCACGCAATTCGGGGATTGGTAGCACCTGAAGACTTAACCCCAGGATGTGATCGTTGGACGGCGCTAACTCAGTGAGCCGCGCTGCAAAGTCGTCCGACACCTCTCCCGGATCATCGTTGTCACTCTCGACGACGATGGTGTACTCGATCTCTAGGACGTACTGCTTCATACGGTTGGCCGGCAGGTGATGTCAACGCCACCGCGTTTGCGTGGCTTCAGCGTAAGCCAGATCCCGCCTAGTGACTTAGGCATCACGATACGCTCAATGGCCCAGCCGCCAGTGCCTCCAAACTCCTGCTTGTAGGTGCCGGTTTGCAGGTGCCAGCGCTGCTCAATCCATGCCTTGCCGTTGTCAGCAATCCTGTAGCACGGATGCGCGACAATGCTGCGCTCATGGTTGTGGCCATTGACAATCACATCCGCATCCGGTGCGATGCTTGCATACCGGCCTCCACCCATGGTGCCTTTGGTAATGATGCCGCCCCATGCGCCGTGATGGAAGAACAAAGTACACCGCCTGACGGCTTCATTCTCGCCACGATAGAACACAAACCGCACAAACCCTTGGTAACCCATGTGCTCAGTGACAGCACCATCATTACGCATGAGTCGGACCACGTTCTCTAGCGGGTCGATCTCTTGGTTGTTGAGCACGGCGGTTTCGTGGTTGCCGTCACCCATCATCAGGATCATGTCGCCGTATGGTTTCAGCAGATCTGCTGATTCACGAAATACCAAATCAAAGTAGTTGCCGCCTAGGTGCTCTGGCCTGATGTCACCTTTACTGCCGCGGCGGTCTTTCTTGCCTTGCATCAGGCACAGCACATCACCAAAAAACAATGCATGACCGTTAGCATCACGACATTCAGCTAAGTGCTGCAGTAGCAGTTTGCGGTTGCATTTTGGATTGTCAAGGTGTATATCTGACGCGAGCAGGAATGTTGATTCTTCTTTGTGGCTGCTGTACGGTATCCGTATCTCTATCAATTCTGGCGATAGCCGTTTTACGCTGATCGCCATGCCGTGTGTAGCGGCTTACACCAGCAGTCTAATAGTCCCAGCGCACGCGAGGTCGGCCTTTGCGGACGCCAAGGTGCACGAACCCTTTAGGTGCGCCGTATCCGATGCTGTATGGCCAGTTCTTGTCGCACCATACCTGGACTGCGTTGATGTCGGCGCCTTGGATGTAAAAGTCAACTGCACCGACGCTTGGCGCGTCATAAAGGTGCTCGCTGCTGCTGGCACCGCCAACCGAGCGGTTGATCGCTACTGGCCTGTAGCCGCTGGTGATCACCACTGGCTTGCCGCCGAACGCGCCGCGCACCCGCTCGAGGAACGCCGCCAGCTCGGCTGCGGTGTCGACTTGGTACTGATGGTCAAAACGCCTGGCCTCCTGACCCAGTGCGAATTCGCCCAAGGTGATGTGTGGCGTGATCCGTGCTGTGAACGGGCTGCTCGGTGTCAGCTTGGCGGTTTGCTGCTCAACGCCCCACAACCGGCCCTCAGATTGGCGTCGGCGCAACAGACCCGCCTCGACATTGGTTCCAGGGTTGCGGTACAGCAGCAGCGCCTCGGGCACCGCTGCCCAGTCCTTGTCCTTCAGGCACTTGCTGATCGTCTCGAATCCGGTGGTGCCGTAGAACCCGCTACCTAGGTTGTAGGCGAAGCTGATCAGCGCAGACTGCTTGTCGCCGGACATGGCATTCCAGAACGGTACGGTCGCCCTCAGCTTCTCGGCGACGCGCTCGATCTCAAGGTCCAGCAGCTTGCCAGCGTCGATGACGGTGATCTTGTCGCCGCGCTGCACCTTGCGGCCATCGCTGTATCTGGTGGTGCCATAGCCGATGGTCCATGGCTCACCACCGCTGAGCGGATCGGGATAGGCCGACAGGTGGCAGCCCTCGAACTCTTTGATCAGCTTGACGGCTGCGTCATAACTGTGCACCTTGCCGCCTTGGCTCCATGTCTGGAACCATGGCTGATCCCTATTAAACAAATCAGGCGCAACCTTTAACAGCTCAGCTTCCAATTCAACGATCGCCGCCTGCTGGTGCGGCAGCGCCTTCCAGTACCGGAACAGGTCACTGGGTTTGATCGGTGCTTTAGCCACGCTTGGGGAACATCAACTTGAGGGCCTGCAGCAGAAGCTGGATCCAGCTATTGGACTTGAGCGGCGTCAGCGCGATGATCTCACTGCCAGCAGCAAGGACAATGGCGACAACGGCAACAGTCTGGGCGTCCATGGTCAGCGGTGTGGTCGTGCCTCAAGCGTAGCGACGCGCTGCTCAACACCATTGAGCCGCTTGAACGTCTCCTGGCGATCGGTGCGGATGTCGGTGTGCATGACCTCAAGCTGCGTGGCGATGTGCTCCACTGCAGCGGTGAGCCTGATCACTGCCTCACGGGCTTCATCGTTGCGACGGCTGAACCCCATGGCGCCCATAGCCGCCACGCTGATGGATGCCCCAGCAATAGCAGCGATCAGCTCGATCATGCCACTAGTCTAAGCAGCCCAAGGTAGCCCGCTGGCTTTGCTGGGATAGCGCTGCTCGTCGAGCTGGCTTTGCAGTGCTGCCTCGATTTGCTCAACGTCCAACCGTTCCTTGACCCAGCCGACCACGATCTCTTCGGTAAGGTCAGCAAAGGGGATCATGTCCTCCTCGGGACGCTCGAAGCCGATCGAGCCATAGGCCCCTGCGGTGTAGGTGCCGTCGTTGGCGTCGATGGTGTAGTGAGCCGTGAAGACGTAGCCGTCGGCGGTCTCGCGCTCCAGTTGAGCGATGTGCCAGGTGAAAACGGTGTCGGACATGTGAGTTTGGTGTGGTGGTTAGTAGAGAGCAGGATTAATCAGCAAGCCATCAGCACGCAGGGCACGCAGTAGCTGCCATCTTCATAAGTGCAGGTGACGTGATTGGATGTCACCTTGGCGATGGTCTTGCTGCGAACGATGTCATCGTCCTGAGGAATTGCGGTGCCATCGCCAGTGGACATTAGCAGTTGCCCACGATGCACTGGGATGCCTGCTGAGATGCGGATGATGAAGTCACCCGTCATCGCGCAGTAGAAGTCGTCGGTGTAGGTGTCGTCATCGTCGTCCCATGATTGGAACACGCCAGCCACGTTCAGGTCGCCTTCAACGTCGCTCACCTTCATGCGGTTGAGTTGTTCGTTATCTTCATCGCCCCACTGGCACATCTCGTCGATGTTGCTCAGCACGGTGCCGCGCAGGATCTCAATGCGCTCGGCGCCGCCAGGAAGTTGAGACCAACGAGAAAGGTGAGCACCGTTTAGGGTAACAGTTGAACCAGAAACAGAAATGTCTCCTTCCTCTGTTCCATCCTGAGCAAAAACAATTAGTTTGCCATCATTGCCAATTCTGTTAATTAAGACAGGCGTATCGTTTGATCGAGCAACTTGGACAACTCCGCTCGTCCCAAGATTAACACCTGCAACCGAAGTTTGATTCCAAATAATGTCAGTGCCTTGAGATCCTATATTGACAGATCCTCCATTCGTAATCCTCATCCTCTCCGTCGGAGAAGACGCCCCATCGGCCGTAGTGGAGAACACTAGGCGAGTTGGCATGTCGTTAGCGCCGGGGGTGCCGTCTACAAAAGCCTCTATTGAGGCTCCAGAGACAAACTCAGTCCCATCACTTCCTTGGAATCCAATCGAACCTAAATAATCATTGGCTTGAACAACGGTGTTTGAGCCTATCGTTGCTCCGCGAGATTTAGCAAACTGAATTGATGAGCTATAAATGTCATTAGAATTGCAGATTAATGCTTGTGCGCTAGTGGTGTCTGAAGTGCCTTCTATTTGCAAACGTGGCGTCCATGAGGTGTTAAAGAAATTGCTACGCGCAGTAGACGTGCCAACTAACAGGCGGCCGGAGCTGTCGATGCGAACGCGTTCTGTTGAATCAGTTGAAAAAGCTAAAGGGGCTGCACCAGTGGAGAATAATGCAGACCCACCACCAAGTGCGTCACTATTTCTGACCAAAGCAATATACTCGCCAGAATTATTTACAGCGTAGACTTTTGCCTGAGAAGCGCTTGTGTTGCTTGTATTGGTAACTTTAATCCCAGGATTAAATGCGCTATCCGAATAAGAGATAGTAAGGCTTGTGTCTGGACTCGCAGTGCCAATCCCGACGCGGCCTGAGGAGTCAACAAACAACCGCCCCGTGCCGCCGGTGCTGATCGCAACCTGATCTGCACCGGGTCGGTAGATGCCGGTGTTGGGGTCGCTCTCAAAGCCGATGCTGGGTGCTGCCGCGGTGCCATCTGGTGCGCCGCGGAGCAGTTCCTCCATCGTGATGCGCTTGTTCTTGTTGGCGGCTGATGCCTCGCTGATGTCAACGATCGGCAGGTAGTCGCCTGCAGCAGGCGCCGTAAGCGCTGTCAGGTCAGAGATCTTACGGTCGGCCATGTGCTATCAGGACTCGTACACTATGTTAACCGTACCAGCGTCAAAGGTATCTGGCGTGTTAGTGCTAGTCAACCGCACTTGTGTCAGCACTGCACCCAAGGTGGCATCACCGGCGCCATAGGTGCTGACCGTGGTGCCAGAAACCGCAGCGCGCTTTATGTTTGACGTATAAACCCAATTGTTGCCGTCAACCCTGATCATATGCACTATGCCTGAGTTCAGATATGTGCTGGCATTTCCAGGTTGCAAAAGAAAGCCAGCGCTGCTGTATTGGCTGACCGTTCCTGTCACTGCCTCCGAGTTGGAGTTATAACCGCTTGTGACAAAACCGCTAGCGGTGCCAAGCTGAACGATTAGCTCATTGCTGCCGTTAGTGCTGACGCCATAGAGCATCATGGTGATCCGGTTGGCCCAGCTTGGGATGCTACCAAATGTGATCGCCGTGCCAGACGTGGATGCCTGTGCGGTTGCGCGTCGAGTTTTTTTGAGGCCGAGGTTAACTAGGCTTGCATCGCCAACCTCAATGTAATCCGTGCCGCCACTGTTGCCGATATACAAAGCATGATCATCTGAATCGACGTACCACTGATAGGCAAACTTGCTGGCCGGCTGCCCTGATCCACTGTTGTTGGTGCGGATCGCCGCCAACGCATCATTAAGGTCAGCGCGAAATGCTGCACCAGCCAGGTTGGCAATGTTGTAGTCGTGTTGCGCCATTAGGTGATCTCCTTGCCGTAACCAACGGCGGTGTATTGGAAGTTGCGTGCGACTGGCTTGTCGCTGTTGTCCTGGATCACAAGATCAACGCCAGTGCGCGATAACGTATCCAGTGTATAGTAGTCGCCGCTATCTGCGTTGAAGATGGTGATCCCCATCGTAGGCGACTGGTAGAAGTTGTCAACGAAGTCGATCAGGAACGGCCCAGCAGCAGTGCCGGTGCCGGTGCCCGGTCCAGTTGCGGTGAACTTGGTGCCAGGGTTGTTGTTGGCCGCGCCGATCAGTGTGAAGTTGGTCGTCCCTGCGCTCACAATGGTGTAGTCCCTGCCAGCCTGGATCTCGGCTGCTGTGTTCAGTGTGTCGCTTACATCAGAGATCTCAGCACGCTGCTGCATCTCGACTGTAACGCCGACATCAGTAATCAATATGTTCTGCGATGGATCGATTGTTGTTGCGATGACCTTGAACTGGAATGCACGACCGCGGACCGTTGCGTTGGCGAACTCGCGCCATTCGCCCCAGGTCGGCGACCCCGATGGATTGTCGGTCGTGCTGCGGACATACATCGACGCATTTGGGCCGTCAGGCGCAGCATCGTCGATCAGACCCCAGTCGTCGATGTAAAGCGTTTTGTCATCGATCAAGGCGCCGGCCGCCAGCGTGGTGAACTCAAGCGTCCGCCTGATGTTGATGTCATAGACCTGGGTCAGGTCAAGCGTGTCACCCAGCTCATAGGTGCCTGTTGGCAGGATGTCGCCGATGCTGTCGATTGAGCCAAGGTCGTCCCAGGTGCCCATGTCATCCACCAGCACCGTGCCCGCCAGCAAGATGCCCTCGGATTCGGCCGAGTAGAACATGCCGGTGAAGGTGCCATCAAACGGCGGATGTGTGTAGGTCTGGACGATCTGCCGCGGCAGTGGCGTCGGCAGGTCAACGATGATTGCGGACGCCGTGCTGCTGCGGTTGCCGGTGTCATCCTCGAACTTGAGCAGATAGGTGCCCTCCAGCAATGGCACCTGCTTCTGGGTCTGGCCACCGGCCGCCGCGGCAACGATCTCCTGCGCATTTTCCCAGGATGCGCCGGTCAGTACCGGTTGATGCCGGATCAGAACCTTGCCGTTCAAGATCACATCCAGCTCTTGGCTGCGGTTCCAACTGATGACGGCCGAGGCCTCATCGATCGCAACCAGGCTGAGGCCAGTGGGCGACGCTGGGGGAGCCGTCTTGCCCAGGGCGGTGATGGTATTGGTGGCGGGCGACGATGAGCGAAGGTTGGTGGGGCTGACACTGTAGACCTCGATCTGATAGACGCCTGGCGTGGTGTCGAGGATCTCGTAGTCAGGTCGCTGGACCGTCAAATCAGTCCAGTTGTTGTCCTCCAGTCGATACCTGAATCTGTAGGTGCCAATACCATCGACTGGGACCCAACTGATCACCAGCTTTGACTGGACGACGCCGTTGTTGTCGTAAAGGGCTTCAGTTGCCGTGAGCCCAGTGGGAGCCGGAGGAATAACATTAAGGTTCGTGACATCACGCTCTTGCAGCGGTTGACTGCGCTCGATGTAGTCGTACTTGCTGCTGTTGTACGCCATCGCAGTGATGCTGTACTGCGCTTGGTCTTGCTCGGTGATGCCGATCACGCGCCAGGTGGAGGCCTGGATGTCTGATGTCTGGAAAATCCAAATGCTGTTGGCGTTTGGCGCTGCTGAATAGGCGCTGCTGACCGTGATCACACTGCCGACGATGGATGACACCGTTTTGGATTCAACCGCACCGGTTGGCAGGATCACCGACAGCGTCGGGCTAGTACCGAGCACCAAGCCAGTGGCACTGTCGACGGTGATTGCTGTTGTCGTTGCGGAGGTGATCCGCCCACCACGGCGCTCGGAGCTGCGGGTGGGATCGGAGACCTCGATCACCTGCCCCGGGCGCACCACCACACCGGCATCGATGGATGTCGTGAAGCTGATCACCTCGCCTTCGTAGCGGTTGGTGTAGAGCAACCACTCGCCAAGCCTCCGTGCTTGCTTCCGGCTGGTGCAGGCAAAGGCGCTCAGTTCTGTGGTGATCACGCCAAAGCGGTTGATCCCGTCGCGGTCCTCGACCACTTCCTTGGCGATGTCCCGCAGCTCCAGGTCCAGGTAGCTGACCACGGCCACCGTCGGCTTGGACTTGAGGCTGGCACCCTGATAGCTGAAGCCCTCGGGGGTGACATTCGCCAGCGTGAATAGGTAAGCCGGGTCTTGCGGCTTGTCTTGATTGATTGTCAGTGCGCCCGCAGACCAATATGGCATCACTCGGAATACCGAGCACATGTCGTTAATCAGTTTGTACGCTTCTTCTGCTGTTTGGATATTGACGTTGCAGGAGAATCTAGGCTCGCCGTCAACTTGCTCCGAGCAGTATTGCGATGCGGCGTAGAAAGCGAACTTGTCAAGCTGCGCAGCAGTGATGTGATCGCCAAATCCATAGCGGGTGCTGGTCAGCAGATCCCATAAAATCCAAGCTGGATCCGTGGTCCATTGAGCGGCTCCAAAGGTGCCGTCCCACGCGCCAGAGTATGTGATGCTGCCATCGACGGCGCTGATCGTGCCATTGCTAGGGATCAACACCTTGATGCCGCGCACCAGATAGCTGCGGGCCGGGACGTTGCTGAACTGCTCAGCGTCAACGCGAATGCCGATTAGGGCGCTGTTGCCGTAGCGCAACTTGGCGCGGGTAATTTCGGTGTAGCTGGTCCACTGAAACGCGTTGCTGACTTTCGCGCTTGTGGAGTCTGCTGTGATGCGTGAGACGCGGATGTTGACCGGGAATGCACCATCAAGCTCGATCTCGTAATCGCGCTGGTACTTGTCGGCAGATCGACCCTTGATGGTGCCATCAAGGCCGCTCACTTTGGTCTCGAATCCGCCGCCGGCATATTGAACCTCAATCTTCAACTCAAAGCTCTGGCCGACGATGTCGCCTTGGTTGTTGAAAGCCTGGAGTTGCGGCACCGAGATGGTGATCCGCACCGCGTCAATGCTGTTGTCGGTGATCGTGCGAACGACAGGCGTGTCCTTTTCGACGGTGACGCCAACTGGGATTTCGTTTGCAGGCCCAGAGCCGAACGGAATTGGCTGCTGCACTGTTGAACCAGTGCCGGTGCGCTCATACCATTCGACATTCTTAAAATTAAACTCACCGCCTTCGTTTACTAGCGGCGTATTGTCTAAAAAAATAGACTTTGCGCCATCCTTCAAGCCATAGATCTCACCTTCGCTAATCAGGTCGATGACCTCGGCGTACTGCGTTGAGATCAGGTTGTCTTTGGCTTCCGATGGCGACCGGCCACCACTTGCGCCGCCTTTGCCGCCGATCATGCCTTCACCTGCACGGTGTCAATGCCAGCGCTGATCACCACGCTACCGACTAGGGTCTCGCCGTAGACAATCGGAACCGGCACGCCCTGACGGCTGGTGTTCTGCACACCGCTGAAGCTGTAGCTCTTGCGCGGGTCGTTGGCACCGTCATTGCCGAGCGATAGCTGGGGAGTTGGCGTCAGCAGTCCAGCCACACCACCAAGGGTCATAAATAAGCCAATGCTTGCGACCAGGCCCTTCACCGCAATCGGCGCCGACAATCCAAGCGTGCCAATCGCAGCAGCGCCTGGAATAAAGAACGAGCCGATAACCAGTGCAACGCCCAGCAAGATTTGCCCAACATCCCCACCAGCACCACCGATCACAGGGATGATGCGAATCTCCTGTTGCCCCACCGGATGGTGCAAGTCATTGAGTGTTAGGCCAAAACCACCAACCGTGACGCGGTAGTACTGGGCGCTCATGTGCCGCTCCAGCCACGGAAAGTTGACCAGCAAGAATCGCACGGCCTCGGCGGCACTGCTAACGGCTGCCTTGAACGTGCGTTGTCCAAGCAGCTTGGCAAGATGGCCGTAGACCCGAATCGTCTGCATGCCTCAGTTTAAGCCCTGCGCATTTCTGCAGCCAGCCACCATAGGTTTCGCGGCTGCTTAGCCGATTGCGCAATTGATGCAAGACTAATTGATCGCCGATGTAAACACCGCAATGATTAAGGCCGCGGTTGCCGATCTGAAATAGCAACAGGTCGCCGTATTCGAGGGTTTCGTCCGGTAGCAGTTGCCGGAACCCGGTCGATTCCCAGCACTCGGCAAACATCGGCTGCTGCTCGAACTGCTCGGCCGTTGGCGGCCGCGGCCAATCCCGCAGCACCAGGCCGTGATGCTCGTACCAGTCCCGGGCCAGGCTCCAGCAATCGGTCACGCCCCACACCCAGCGGCGGCCAACCAGCGGCGGCCGGTAGCCGCACGGCAGCAGCTCATCACTCCACTCACCGGTTGACGGCGACACGATGAACCAGGGCAGCCCGCTGCGCTCGATCGCAGTGCGGTCCACCTCGCTGGGTGCTGGTGGTGTGTGCGGGTGGCTGTGGACCACGGCCAAGATCTCGCCGGCATCCTCGGCCGCGGCGAAGTCGATCGGGTCGAGCACGAACAGCTCGTCGCTGCTGCCGATGTTCTTGCAGGGCCAGTAGCGTTCCTTGCCCTTGACCACTACGAGCAACCCACAGGCCTCGCGTGGATATTCAGCACGGGCGTGCTCCAGTGCAGCGTCGCGCCAGGTCATGTGTAGTAGGAGCCAACGCCTGGGAAAGCGCCGAACGGTAGGACGCCCTGGTCGCGCAAGGTGTAGTTCCTGCTGGGCGGCGAGAACGTGTAGGTCTGCGACGACTGCGCTGGGATCGTGTAGAACTCGAAGGTCCCGCTGTTTCCCGTGACAGTAGCCGCATAGGTCGTCTGCACCCATGACGGATAGAAGTACTCCGCATCAGCATTGGTGTAGATCGCGCTCACCTTTGCGTTGGCGGTAGATGGGATGCCCGGGCCGACGATGAACTGACCCACTGCGATGCCGGTGGTGCTGTTGACCGTGATCACGGTGCCTACCACTTCGCCGCTGTCGTCTCGGCCGCGACCGTAATAGCTCTCGCTGGAGTCGATGTATCCGGTGGTGCTAGCAGCCGCTGCGCCCTTGATCAGGGTCCAGTCCACTGCCTGTCCCAGGGTGATCGTCGTGCCAGCGATCGCAGTGATGACCGTGCCAGTGCCGATATTGGGACCAGACACCGTCATGCCAACGCTGAGTCCGGTTGCGCTGGCGACGATGATCTGCGTCCGGTTGGTCTGAAGAGTGCCGGTGGTGGTGACATTGGTGGTGGCAGTTGCAGCCGCGCTCATTGTGATCGTGTTCCCGGCCACGCTGACCACGGTCGTGGATGCCGGAACGCCAAAGCCACGCACGGGCGATCCGGCCTCAACCGTGGTGGCCGTATCGAGCACCAGCGCGGTGCTGCCAGTGGTCACCGTGCCGGCCCTGACGACCTGGTCGAACCGCAGCCGGCAACTGTCCAATCGCTTACCGCACACATCCTCGGCAAGGGTTGCCACGACTTGATCATTCTCGTTGTAGTACGCGTTGCCGTTGTAGCTGCACTCGGCCGAACGGTACTCCCACTGGCAGAAGCTGCTGATGCACTGACGCTTGGGCGCTCTGACGCCAGCTAGGTCGAATGATGCCGCCAGCTCAAACTCGATCGCATCACGCGTCTCTGTCGCCTTGCGGTCGATGTAATAAATCTCCCGCGGGAACTCAGCCGTGGGATCCGGGCTATAAGGGCTGATCCCATCGGGCCAATTGGCGGCATCTAAGTAACGCAACAGTGTGCGGATGCGGGTCACCTTGGCACCCTCGATGCCGCGCGGCAGCGTCAGGATTAAGCCAGTGATGGTGCCCAGCAGATTGCTGATCCGCAACTTTGGCCTTGGAAGTTGACCGGTGCCGCTGTATTCAAAGCCATCGGCCTCAAGCGGAAATCTGGTGTAGGCGCTACCAGCCCACACCACGTCAAAGTAGTCAAGCTGATCCAGCTTGAACTTGTCGCCATCTTCCAGCAACAAATCATCGCCATCTTCCAGCAGCAGGAATCCTGGTGTGTTGGCATTAGCGCCGGCATGAAACCGATAGGTTTCGTTAACACCATGCTGAGCGGTGTTCAGCTCCAGCTCGAACAGCTCAATGACCGCGCCAGGGTTGATCTCCTGCAGCGCTGAGACCGGTACAGCCATCAGGGTTCAAATACTTGCCGGAACGTGGCAGTGATCACAGCCCTGCCGGTGTACGGGATCGACTTGGTCCAGCTACTGCACACCCACTTGTAGGCCGTTGCCTCATCTGGCGGCGTCCAGTCAAAGGAAGCACCATCAGCAGCGCGAGCATCAAGGAAGGTCTCAATCGTATCCGCATTGGCTTCGGTGATGTTGTTCCATGTCAGTGACCACTCTTTTGGGTTTTGATTCCTGCCAAATGTCAACCGGTGCTCGTAGCCATCACCGAACTGCACAACCCGTTGCCGTGGTGTGCTGCGCTTTTCAGCGCCATAGGCAGGTGTGATCGCTGGGAAGGTGGCCATTATGCGAGCAATCCTCCGGGGCGCTTCTGCTTGACGATCTCTTGCTGCACTGCGACAGACACGATCCTGCCAAGCTGATTGGCCCGCTGGTCATCACCCTGCACGCTACTGCCGCTGGCGTCAACGTTGACGACCACACTAACGCCACCGCCAAAGCTGCCGGTTGGTGCGATGCCGCCGCTACGTCCTGGCATGAACAGCTCAGGACCACGCTCGCCGACCAGGTATGGCTGACCAGCGCGGACACTGCCGCCCATGGCACGGAAGCCAAGGCCAATCGTGCTGAATGGCGTCGCCGTGAAGTCGCCAGACAACATTGAAGTGCCAAGGGCGCTGCCCTTTACGCCTGCATAAGATAAGCCGCCGCCGCCACCGCCGCCAAGTCCGCCTAAAAATCCGCCAATAGCATTAATTGCCTTTTGTATAACGAAGACCCGCAGCAGTTGGTTGGCGATGTCGATCAGCACGCCAGAAGCGATACGCCGCAGGCTGGTGCCAAAGTCCTCGCTGCCTTGAATTAGCGCATTAAACGAAGATGTCAATCCTTCACCAATGGTGGTGGCAAGGCTGTCAGCAACAGCCTTCTGCTGTTTCTGGTTTTCGGTCAGTTCAGCCTGCAGATTGATTTGATTTTCAAGCGCTGCAATCTGATTTCTAGCGCTTTCGTTCTGTAGCTCCGTTAGCTCGCGTTGGATTTCCCGTTGATTAGCGATCAGTGCTGTATTGCCTTCATAAATAATGGCTTCTTGGGCTCTGATGTCTTTTTCTTGCGCCAGTGCCTGCGCGTAGCGATATTGAATGTCCAGTTCTTTCTCTTGCCCTTTGAGGCGTACTGCAAGCTGCTTGTCGCCCGCAGCATCAGCAGCGGCAATCTTGTCTTGCAATCCAGATTTGAGCTGCATTAATTGCCCTTCTGCCAGTCGATCACGGATCACCTGAGCAACGCGCTTTTGCTCCTCAGCAGCAGCCTTTGCTGCGCGCTCGGCTTCGCGGGCTCTTTTTCTTGCTTCTCTTTCTCTTTCTTTTTCTGCATCTGGATCATATGTTCCGCCACCGCCAGCGGTTGTGATGGCGGGAATAGCAGGTCCTGCTGGTTGATTCTTTGCATCACGCTTGCGCTTTGCTGCTCCAAATCCTGCGACACCTAACAGCAGCTCACTGCTTCCTGCTGTAAAGATGCCGGCCATAATTCTAAAAGCTGCATTGCGACCAAGTTCATTGAATCTTGCAATTGATCGCAGCAATGGACCATTGAGCGATGCAATCGCGCTTCCTAGCCCTCCAAATGCACCAGCTAGTACCTCAATACCGACTCTAAAGTCGCGCATTACAGTAGCGGCTTCATTGAGTTTATCTATTGCTGTTTGCAGTGCTGCACCAATGACAGGTGCAAAAGTGGTTAGGACCTCATTGCTTAAGTTTTTGAAAGCACTATCTAATCCCTTAAGTTGGTTTTCTAGGCTTTCTTTCATTTTGTCAAAATCGCTTTCTGTCTTACCTGCCGCATCCTGTAATCCTTTTAGGATCTCCTGATAGTCCTTGCCGGCTTTTGCGTTGGCAGCAAAAACCCCTCTCATGCCTTCTTGTGATCCAATTAATCTGGCTGCGGCTTCTTTATTGGTGGTTTGAGCTTTCGCTAACTCGGCCATCAGGCCGGTAAATCCTTTGCCCTGTACGCCGGCAAGGTTCCATTGAATGCCAAGAAACTTTGCAGCATCTTTTGATTCTTTAGTCGGTTGCAGGATCTGCGTCAGTGCTGCACCTAATCCAGTGAAAGCAACTTCAGCGGTAGCGCCATTTTTCGTTGCCGCGGCAATAAACGCATTGACTTCATCCAGGCTGACACCAGCAAGTGCCGCAATAGATGCAACCCTGCCAAGTTGGCTGGTGTAATCAGACCACTCGACTTGTCCGTATTCGATTGCCTTGCTGATGCTGTCGGTAACTCTGATTGCTTGCTCACCACTCATGCCATAAGCATTGAGGGTTTTTGTTAGCACTTCGGTGACTTGTGTCGTATCAGCGAGTCCACCAATGGCAGCTTTGGTTGCAGCTTCTACTAGCTTTAGATTGCCTGCAGTATCGCTGAATCCAGCCGACAATGCTTGGTAACTTGCTGCTGCCAGCTCGGCTTTGCCTGCAACTCCACCAAGCCTAGTGCTTAAGTTTCCAAGCCCTTCATCCAATGCTTTAATATCTCCACCAGCAGTCCCAAGTCTTCTTATGTTTCTATCGAGTTCTTTGTAATCGTTGATTGCTTTGGTGATTGCAAATCCACCAGCCAATCCACTGGCTAGCCCTGCCAAAGATTTCTGCAGCTGCCCGATTGATGTGTCAAGCTGCCCTGACGCCCGGTTGACATCACGCAGCGCATTAACCGCTTGCCGCGCATCAACCCTTAGCTCGACGTTTGAGACTGCCATGGCACCATTCTACCGGCGCCGTGCCCTATCCATTGCTTCCTTCTCGCGCTCGCCTTTGATCTCGTAGTACGCCGCAAAATGCACGAACTCAGCGTCGGTCAGCTCAGTCCGCAACCGGCTGACCGTCATGCCTAGTTCAGTAGCCAGGAAGAACTCGAAGAAGAGCCAGTTATCCTGGCTCAGTCTTTTTTTGCTTCCTCTAGACCAGCATCATCACCAAGACCGAACAGGAACAGCTCTAGCTCGTTCAGCACGCGCTCGGGCAGCTCGCGTTGCAGCTTGGCTGCATCAGCCTC